AAGAAATATTACGATTTAATACAAAATATCCCATCGTTGCTACCACACAAAGTAAGCCGCGATAATATGACGGTTATGTTAGATGCATATCCAATTACACCTTATCTGGATTCAAGAAAATCGTTTATTAAGTGGGTCCATTTTGTTCATAATAAATTCAATGAAATAACGGAAGCACCGCCAGTCCCATTATCTGAATTCTACATTCGGTATTATGACGAGTATAAACCCAAACCATTAAAACAATACGAGTATATATACTGGCGTAAAAAATTAGTATACGTTTGTGTTATTCTCATTTTAGTATTAATCATTATTTATCTATCCTATAATATATGGTGAAAAAAGGGGGCAGTGTAGTTGGTTCTGGCGGATTCGGATGTGTGTTTCGCCCTGCTCTAAAATGCAAGGGTCGGGCGAGAACTGCTAAAAAAATGGTGTCGAAATTAATGACCATTAAAGATGCAAACGCTGAATTTATTGAAATTAATAAATTTAAAAAAATATTAAAATCAATTCCTGATTATAAACGTCATTTTATGTTGGATAATATAACAAAGTGTAGTCCGGATATATTAACAATCGGCGATTTAGAGCAGTTTGACAGCAAGTGCCACGCACTTACATCTGAGAATTTTTCTGCCGAAAATTTAAATATGCGATTATCAGATGTTAATATTATTAATCTTCCAGATGGGGGTGTTGATGTAGGCGATTATATGGATTCAATCAAGTATAGCGATATGGTTGACGCAAACAATAAATTTATATATTTATTAGTTGGTGGAATTATTAAAATGAATAAATTGAAGGTTCTTCACGCAGATATAAAAGATTCAAATATTTTAATTGATAGGGATTGTGCGACCTTGATTGATTGGGGGTTATCTTCCACATATACATCTGCCAAAATCCCGGATAGATTGCGAAATCGGTCGCTTCAGTATAATCTTCCATTTTCAAGCATTTTATTTAACGATATGTTTAATGAATTATATGCGAATTTTTTAATAAATGGCACCCCAAATAATGAAGATTTTACGCGAGAATTTGTTAAAAATTATATTATAGTATGGTTTGGACATCGTGGTGAAGGGCACTACAAAACTGTTCAAAAAATATTTGCAGATTTGTCAAAGGACTACACTCATATTAATGCGATGGATTATATGGTCAATTATTTAACACTAATATTATTAAAATTTACAATAAATAAAAAAATGAATATTACTGCCTATTTTAACAAAGTATACATACACATTGTTGATGTATGGGGGTTTATTACAATTTATTGTTCTATTTTTGAACGGTTAAGTCACGCGTATCTCGCACTGAATAAACAAGAACTTGTATTATATGCAGCAATAAAACATATTTTACTAAAATACTTATATGAACCCAGAGTCGAACCTATTGATATACAAGAATTAAAGAATGCATTAACTAATTTAAACGTATTATTTGCAGATTGCAACACTACTAATAGCGCAACGTTTAGTCAGACTACATATCGTTCGAAATTAAATACAGAATTAGTTATAACTTATAAACCAAGTCTGCAAAAAACACGAAAACACGTTGCAGGAATATTAAGGATTAGAACACCTTCATTATCACTCAAACGAAAATAGTATTATAATATATGAGAATCGAACTTATTATAATAGCAATAACAGCATTTATCATATACAACATATATAGTGATGGTAAATATAGCAAATGGTATATCGTCTGGAAAAAGCAAATTCAAATGGGTATTGTTGGACTTATTGGTGTGTCATTGTATTTAGTCGTAAAACGAAATCCGTCGCAGTGCAAAAGCATCTTACTTCACGCCAATAATGTAGTAAAATATATGCCAATTGATAAATCATCAATGGGACTAATATCGCCTATTTTAGATATGACCTCGTCGGCAGTACCTTTTTTAGATACAATGAATCATTCGAATAATCCATCATATCCACCGTCTCAGTATCCTGTTGCAGGGCAACAACAACCGTATGATGGGGTGCAACAAAAAGCGACAAAACGGTCTGTTAGCGAAACCAAGAAGAAATATGTTGCATCAATGCAAGATTGGAAATGTGGGGAGTGTAGCACTCAACTGAACGCTTGGTTTGAAGTAGACCATAAAACAAGATTGGAGTATGGTGGGAGCAATGAGGTTAGTAATTTAGTCGCACTTTGTCGAGAATGTCACGGTAAAAAAACGGCAATGGAGAATATGTAATGTGTATATGATAAAAATATTGTCGTTTCATAATATAACTCTATGACGGTCGAAGATATTATGGTTGGATTATTTTTGGTAGTATTAATAATTTTATTTGCAATTGTCATTTGGATGATTCAGTTTAAGGTTGCAAGCGGAAAAGTCCAGCAGAATATTCAAATAGCGTATGCAGCATTGACCATCATTTTCGCAGTATTTTCGATTGGATATAATTATTATAAAATAGATAATAATGGAGGAGGAGGAGTATCTCTTGGCAATATTGGTGCATTCTTTATTAATATGATGCTTGCGATGGTCGCACTTTATTACGTGGGATATATGAAGGTGCTTGAAATAATGGTATTCTTTTTAATTGTTTTTTCGGTAGGAATGATGTATTATATCGATGGCATAAATAACTCGTTAAATACTGTTGGGAAGGAGACGTTTGATTTTGGAGATATTATTTTTAAAAATGTTGCCGATTTTGTCAGCAACAGTTCTAATGATCCGTGGGAGTTTGTCAAAAACTTTTTTTTAAATTGGAATTTCAAGGTGTTTGACGTTCAACCAAACGCGCCACCGCCCAATAATATATGGGATGTGCCATTTTTAAATCCAATATTATTTGGATTGGTTTCTTTAATAAAACTTCCGTTTTTTATAGTTCTTTGTTGTATTTTGATAGTAGTTGGTGGTATGTATGCATTAAAAAAGGGGTTTGATTCAATAAAATCTGCAAATACTAATATCCCCAATACAATTCCAACATCGTTTTGGACAAGCACAGACCTGCCAAAACAAATTAAGTATGCATTGTTGTTAATCTTATTTATGGTTGGGGTTGTAATATTATACGCGTCTCAAGATGCAATGCGTCAAAACCCACTCGCCATTATGATAGTTTCATCTATTGTTGCAATATTATTTCTGGGGTATACCAGATTTTTTAATTATGGTTCTTTTGAAAAATACTTTTTAGGTGGAATTGTCACCCTATTTATGATTGGTCTTTATGTATATAATCCAAATAATATTTTGCGTTCTATTAATGGAGTTAATATGTTTGCAATATTTCTCGTATTTTTTTATTTATGTGCGATGCTTTTTATATACAATAAGTTTGGGTCAACCAAACCAGCAGCAACAGGTGCAACAGCAACAGCAACAGCAACAGCAACAGCAACAGCAACAAGTATCGCCGATATGTTTACTAGTTATTTTGGAAAAGCAGTTGCCGTTATCATTAGTCTTATGGTTTCAATCTCATTAATTATATTTCTAGTTGCATCTATCGGCAAAATGCAAGACGGTCATCCAACACCAATGATGTATATTTTAAATATATTAATCGTGGTTGGTATGCTAACCATTACATTCAACATACTTGACGAAAAACGATCAATCCGCGATAATTTATATTTTAGATTGATTTTGAATATTTTATTATATATTCCGTGTCTGTTATCAGACCTTGCAGATTTGATAATGACGGAGTATTATAAAACAAAATACTTTACATTAATTATTATTATGTTTGAGATTATTGTTATGCTAATATGGGTTGCATATCCAAAAATTGTATCTAAATTGTATAGTGGTGGAGGACAATTATTGATAAACGACCCAATACCTTTAGATATACAACAAACCGTCGGATACTATAGGAACTTATCTGGTTCAACCACATTAGATTATGCTAGCAATAATTATGTGGTTGGTACAAGCGCGAGTGGAAACCCATTTAAAGACATAAGTGGAAATTACGAATTTCCGACAAAAATAAATACATACCGATATTGTATTTCATTTTGGTTATATGTAAATCCAATGCCATCTTACGGGGATACTTATTTATCTATCCTAAATTATGGCAGTAATCCAAATATAATGTATAATCCAAAGACAAATGATTTGTCTGTTTTTATGCAAACGATTGAAACAACGTCCGGAGATATAGGCACAAATAAATTAGTTCCCGTGTATTCAAATCCAAATGTTCCTTTACAAACGTGGTTAAACATTGTTTTGAATTATGATAGTGGGCGGTTAGATGTATTTATAAATGCGGAATTAGTAAAAACGTCGGTGGATGTCATCTCACACATTTCATATGATGCATTAACAATCGGTCAGAACGCACAAGGAAGTGTGCTTGGCCCAAATGCAAAAATGTGTAATTTAACCTATTTTAATGAACCGATTGATATAATAACGATACACACAATGTATAACCTAACAAAAATAGAAGAAAACCCAATTGTGCCTAAAAACGATTTATTTAGCATCTAAGCATCTAATTTATTTAGCATATTCTATTTTCTCCTCTATAGTATTATGGAACCAACTACTATATTTTTATTAGTCGGCGTTTTTGTGCTTTTATATGTTGCATATTATTATTATACACATAATGCTTCATTAATGATGAACACCGTGTCGCCCGCAAACACGGCAATAACCCTTACCCCCCCTATACCTGCATCTGGTTCAATGCCGAATTCATTCACATTCTCAATATGGGTGAATATTAATGATTGGAATGTTGGTTATGAATCTTTTAAAAATTTGATAACATTAACAACACTTAATGAGTCGTCCTCTTCTGTTATTATTAATTTAGATAATCACGTCAATAAGATTACGGTTGCTGTTAAAACCACCACATCCACCACATCATCCACCACATCATCCACCACAACAAACGTCATCACGACTATTGAAAATATTCCTATTCAAAAATGGATCCATTTAACATTCAGTTTGCAGGGAAATACACTTGATACTTATATGAATGGCAAATTAATCCAAACAAGTGTTATCAATGGGGTATATGCGCCACCAACAAATCCTCAAATTATTCTTGGAGGAGGTGCACCAAACCCGTTGTGTACAGCAACTAGTCCGTCAAATTGTTTTTCAGCCACAAATGCTTCTACTACAGGGTTTAGCGGTTGGATTACGCAATTTCAATATTTTCCAACTGGGTTAGACCCCCAAACCGTTTGGGATATTTTCCAAAAAGGTAATGGCACTAGTATGTTAAGCAATTTCTTCGGCAATTACGGACTTGATATTTCTTTAACAAATAATGGTGTTAAACAAAACACTATTTCAATTTAATTAATACATTGTATAAAAATTAATACAATATATTATATATAGATGATGCAACAACAAAAACCAAATGCTGGAATAATTGATAATATTAAATCTGGATTGGGTGATGTAGGGGAAACGATAACAAGCACCGTTAATGACATTGGAGTTGCGTCGGAGAATGCAAAAAACACATTTAGTTCTACTCTGGACTCTGCAAAATCATTTTTACCACCAGCCCCAATCCCAACGAATGGTTCGTCCTTTTCATTAAGCGATTATACGGTAATGTCTTCTGAATTTTTAGAATCAAATAGTTTAATAGCACGTGCCGCCTTTGTGCTATTAGTTGTGTTTACCTTTTTCGTATTACTCCGATTGTTGACGGGTCTTATTAAATATTTTGTAAACCGAAGCGCCGACCCTATTAAACTAATTGATGGGATGGTTCAAGATGCGACTGTTTCTCAGGGCCCATTTATACAAGGAAGTGTGGGTAAAACCATTTTTCGCTCAAACGACGAAGAAACCGGGATTGAATTCACGTGGGCGGTTAGTTTATATGTTAAAGATTTTCCAATTCCAACTACAACTACACCTACAAAAAAATATCTACACGTGTTTAGTAAAGGAAGTGTGCCAACCTTTACAGATGCGGCTGATACGATTGCAACAATTAATCAGGCGCCTGGTTTATACATTAATACCATAAACAACTCGTTGGTGATAAATATGGATACATTTAATAATACAACTACAACCGAACTTGAAATCCCTCAACTTCCGCATAATAAATGGATTAATGTCATCATTCGGTGTAAAAATACGACGATTGATGTATATATAAATGGACAACTCGCCAAAAGCACTATACTGCCCAATGTTCCAAAACAAAATTATGGTTCTGTTTATGCGTGTTTCAATACAGGGTTTGCCGGAAGCATTTCGAATTTATGGTATTATAAACACGCACTTTCTATTAACGAGATTCAAAATTCAATGACCTCGAGCGTCAACACCACATTAACATCAGAATCAACTGTGTTAAGTTCTATCAATCAAACCGCAACAGATTACTTATCGTTTAAATGGTATGGTGCATAATTTATAATTTTATAATGATATAATAATACGAATGGCAGATGACAGTCAGAACAAAATAATACCCTGTTTTAATATAGATTATAACCCAGTTCCAATTAAGGTGTGGTCTAGATCAAGCACCCCGCAGTTCGATATGTCTTATAATGATTTTCTAATGCAACGGAAGGTTAGTGCTTTGGCACATCGTCAAAATGCAGGAAATCTAACAAAAAATCAACAATTCGCAAAAATTGCAACTAGTGCGTGGATAAATAATAGAACTGTTTGGGATATGGATACCCCGAAAGTATGCCCCTCACGCATAAGTTGTTTGCCCGCATCTAACTCGGGGGTGCCTGGAAATACGAAACTGTGTTCTCTTCAAATAAAACCTATTTTTAAGTTTAATATAAGCACTCCTTCTAAAATCAGTGGCAACTTTCCTGACGGATATCCATTTAATTAATAAAAATGAAATGAAAAGGTTCGGACGGGGTGGTTTTACTATAAAAGTATCAAATGAAACGCCACTTATATTTTGAATAATCAATGGGTCTAGATAGTATTTTACATAAGTCAAAGGTGTATTGAATTGGAACATTATTCAGCTCCTGCCATCGCCGAATAGTTCCAACGCATACATTTAATTTGTTAGATAATTCACTTATAGAACACAATGTTAAACATTCTTGTAAAAGGTCGATGTTGCTTTGGATATTCATTTATTAGTTATTTATGATTTTACTTTATGCTGTATTAAACATTTTTATATCAATTTTATTTATAAATTGGATGTAAAGATGGGATTATATTTATATAAATGAAGAAACAAATACTCAGTATTGATGTCGGGATACGCAACCTATCTTTTTGTTTATTTGAAATTAGTGATATTTATCGCATACTTAAATGGGATAATATCGATTTAACTGAATCGGAACCGACCCCTTGTTCTATTACAGGGTGCAATAAAACGGTTAAATTTTCTAAAAAGGGGGTATGTTGGTGTTTATCGCATTCAAAGATGCAACCATATATAAAACTTCCTCAAGAACTAACAAAATCAGCGATTGCAAAAACAAAAGTTGGGGACTTAAGACAACTAATGGTAAAATATAATATTAATCAAACTAATCAAACACTAATAGATACAAAAGATACAAGACCTGTTATGGTTGCGGCCTTATTAAATTATGCAGATTCGCAATGTTTGGACCCAATAACAGTAGTAAATGCGGTTAGATTGAATTTAGTTGTTATTGGAAGAAATATACAACATAAATTGAACGCGGTGTTTGGAGAACGTGTAGGAGAAATCGACACTGTTATTATAGAGAATCAAATAGGGCCGATTGCGACTAAAATGAAAACAGTTCAAGGTATGTTAGTTCAGTATTTTATTATGAAAAACAATGATATTCAAGTCGAGTTTGTTAGTGCATCCAATAAATTAAAGGGTCTGACAAATGAAGATTTGGATTATAAAGGACGAAAAAAAGTGGGGGTCTTGTGTTGTGGTGACCAAATAGATTCTGAATGGAAACCATTCTTTCAATCACACAAAAAGAAAGACGATTTAGCGGATTGTTTTTTGCAAGGGGTTTGGTATATTAAAAATAAACAACCTAAATAAGTATTAGATTAACATAATATGACAACCATACCACAGAATAAGCCCACTTTTGAAGATAAATTAGAACAAAAAGGAATGGAGCAAGTTGTCGAAATGAAAAAAAATATACCAGTCGAA